TATGTTTGCCCTATACTGGTAACACTTTTTCTTCTCTGAGAATATTTTATTCTTTGATATTTAGAAATAAATATTACCGGCCATATCAAAATTTAAACAAGTTATAATTTCAAATCGGTGATAGATGATTAGTGCATTTGAACAAATGAACAAAATCAAAAAGTAAGCTAATCATTTCTTATGATTTCTTCAAACGATAAATAAAAGCATTGAAATTGTATATTAGTATTTTTAACTTG